CAAACTCATCTGGTTCATCTAGTTCATCAAACTCATCTGGTTCATCTAGTTCATCAAACTCATCTGGTTCATCTAGTTCATCAAACTCATCTGGTTCATCAGGATCATCTGGTTCATCAACATCATCAGGATCGTCAACATCATCAGGATCGTCAACATCATCAGGATCGTCAACATCATCTGGATCATCATCATCATCATCTGGATCGTCAACATCATCTGGATCGTCAACCTCATCGGGATCGTCAGATTCATCTGGATCGTCAGATTCATCGGGATCGTCAGATTCATCAACATCAACCGGGTCGTCAACATCATCAGGATCGTCAACATCATCAGGATCGTCAACATCATCAGGATCAAGTATTGATAAATTAAAATCATCACTAAAACAAGCTGAAGAAGATGCTAAAAAAGCACTTGAAGAATACGAAGAAGCTCAAGATAATGCAACTTCATTAACTGGTAATGCTTTAGAATTAAAAAAAATAGCTGAAACAAAAAGACTCGCAGCAGATAAAGCAATGAATATTTTAGAAGAATTAAAAAATAATCCAACACCATATAATGAGAATTATGTAACCCTTCTTCAAGATGCATATAGCACAATTGAACAACAACAAGAATTATCTATTAATTTACAAAATAATCCTACGTTGGATTTTTGGGCAACTATAAATAAAAAGAATATTGATGATATAAAATATACAAAAAAAGAAGTCATTAGTTTAATAAATATAGATACATCTTTCAGACGAAATTATTTAAATACAAGTGCCAGCGACTATGTACAAGAGTTTGATGTTCCAATTAATAATGTAATAAGTATGTCATTGTCTACCGTTGAAATACCAAACATTTGGTATACAGTTTCCGCCGAGAGAGGCTCGAACTTTTTTAATATTACATTTAGAAATTTCAAATATATTGCATCGGACAATACTGTCAAGGAATCGCTTATTGATTCGTATGACATCATACTTCCAGATGGAACTTATAGTGCTGAAGAAATTATTCCTACTATGAATAATTTATTTCAACATCATGCTAATGAAGCGTATGAAAAGGATAATTCTAGAAAAGTCTATCATTACCCTATATATTATTTGAGATTTGGATTAGAAACCATTACCGGAAAATCAGCATTTAGAATTATTACAAAATATCAGGACTATACAAATATAGATGAAGAAAATATAACTACAACTGTTGCTGGAACTGGGTCATCGCCTTATGAACCATTCAAAATAGACGGAAATGCTAATAGAGCATATGCTCCTGATATGACAGTCGAGTTTAATTTTTTAAATCAAAGCCAATATGCTGTATATAATGAATTAGTAAATAGAAGAAGTGGAAATGCAAGTATAAAAGGAGTATACGATTCAAATTCAATTGTACCAGAAAAAGTTATGTTTGACACAGTTGGATGGATGCTTGGATTTAGACAACCAAAATATACTATGACAATAAATGATACATATTTTGACCCAGCTAGTGGTAGTGGCGCTTTTACCAATAGAGGAATTATTCGAAGTGATAGTACCTTTGGAGGCACTATATCTACCTATATATTTTTAAGTGTTGACGACTTTAACAATAACTATGCATCTCGTGTTATAACAAATAGTGATAGTTTCATTGGAAACAATACCATTTTAGCAAAAATACCAGTAGGATCTGGATCGAATACATTAATGACACAAGAAACTGGATTTAATACAAGTAGAAAGTATTTCGGTCCAGTTAATATTAAAAAAATGAGAATTAAATTATTAGACCGATTTGGAAATGTAATAAATCTCAACAATAATAATTATACAATAACATTGGAATTAACACAAGAATATTAATTGATTATCGAGTTTTATCAAAATACAGTATATATTAAAATACAGTATATATTAAAATACAGTATATATTAAAATACAGTATATAAAAATTAAATATATACGTCATTAAAAAATAAAAGTTTAATATAGTGTGAAATGAAAAGAAGATATATGCCAGCAACACCTCTAAGTGGTAAACTTCCAAAAAAGTTTGCATCTGTTCAAGGTAAATTGCCAGAAGAAGAAAAAGTTAAGGTTGATGACGATGCAATGTTAAAAGAATTATATACAAAGATTGGCTCAAAACTTAATCAACTTTTATACAATTTTGCAATAGGAGACATTGCAGCTGTCAAGAGTGAATTGGATACAAACTACACATCTTTATCTATCACTATTAGAACTAATTCAAAACCAGATATGTTGTATTATGAAATTACACGTCTTTTATATGGTAAAGTTTTGGATGGATTGAAACAATCAATTAGGCAATATTTGGAGTATACAGATGTAATTACAAAATTAGAAAATTGTATTAATTATAAAAGTATTTTAGATGATCCAGTAAGATTGACTGAATATTTAAACCAACTTAACCAGCAAAAATATTTATTCGATGTTGAACCTATTACTGTAATGAAAACGATGTTGAAGCCCGAATATGCTGAATATATAAAACTATATGGTTTTCCAGAAGGTGGAACATTTAATTCAGATTTATTGGGTGATATTATTTATAAATTACAAAATAGTATACAAATCGTTTCAACAAATACTACAAACTAACTACAAACTAACGAATTGGTATATTTAATTTAATGCACTTGAAACAAGCGCCAACATATGCAAGGTTTTATTTAAACAAATCACATCTATGGATAAAAGCAGATTCGCCGTTTGGATACGATAGTTAAGGATTCTTCTAACAATCACTTTTACATGCCATTTAAGGGGGATGATTCGATCTTTTTCAAGGTTGTATTAAAATCCGAAGGCACTCAAAGAATCTATAATTGGCGGATCCACAAAAGTCCCTGATAGAAGCTACCAAATAAAGATTAAAGTCGTAGATACAACACCTTCAAACGTTTTCGTGGCAAGTTCCAGAGTTAGTTATTGTATTAGTTATTGTATAATAAAAGCAATCATTAATTGTTATAAATCATTAGCGATTTTTATATATATACTTTAAACGATAATTAGAAATATTTTTTGTTTTAATTAAATAAAAAATATCTAGAATAATTATTTTTTTAGTTTTTTTTTTAAATTAATATTTTATAAAACTAATATGCCAAGTATTGATTTTGTTTTAGATCAGCTTAATGGAGATTTAGCCATGTCAGTTAAAGCCCTATTGGAAACAGGAGTAGCACCTCCTACTATCACAGCTGACGCCACTGCAATTTATGAGATTAAAACCGATGCAATGAAAGATGCATTTTACTTTCAATCCGATTCAAGAGATATGTCAGACAATGCTGTTACAGATATTAAATACTATGTAAATTGGCCAGCAGCATACAAACTTAATCCTGCTCATGCATTCGTAGATACAAATCCAATTGCTACTACAGATGCAGATGGAGCAATACCGAATAATCGTATGTTGGTAAAACATGATTTTGTTAGACACATTGCAAAGAGTTTATTTAATACGCATCTTGGTGTAGATTTGTTTAGCAATGAAGCAGATGTAGTCGATGATATTGCATCAAAAGGTAATGATGCATGGACTAATAATATCAAGTCTTCTATTGATGCTGTTTCCAATGGCGGAAGTCTTGCTCCTCTTGGTTACACCACCAATTCTCTCGATTCAAGCGCCAATCTATGTAGAGTCTTATTTAAACAAATTTCACATTCAGATGCGAGTAGATTTTACAATTTGGATACTATAGTTAAGGATGCTTCGAATAATCTTTTTTATTTGCCATTTAAAGCAGGAGATTCAATCTCTTTCAAAGTTGTTGTGAAATCACATGCCACTCAAGAATCTATAATTAACGGAAGCACAAAAGTTCCAGACAGAAGCTACCGAATCAAAATTAAAATCGTAGATACAGCACCTTCAAACGTTGTCGTAGATGATGGATCATTTACAAGTTCTAGAGTTGTTGTCTAATCTCGTTAATATCCCCCACCTCCCCCACCCCCTTCTATTTAAATTAATAAATAAATTATTCATATAATGTATAAATATAATATGAATAAACGTAGTCTTGATCCAAATAAAATACCTAGAAATATTATCTTCGACATGGCCTTTTTACGAGGTCAAGAAATAAAAACGCCAGGTCAGTTCTATAACGCAGTTCAAAGTCAACGCATGCAAAGTGTCACTGGTAAAAAACTTGATATTATACTTCAAAAGCCAGGAGATAAAGATAAGTTTACACCTGTTTTTGATGATAAGAATTGTAAATCTTGCTAATAAAATAATTTGTAAATCTTGCTAATAAAATAATTTGTTAAATTACTAACTAATTAATAAAATTATAATTTCATGGTAATATGTGAAGGTAGTTTTCCAAAAAGCAATTCATTTTTTGGACTTGATAAAAATAACTCCTTGTCTGACCATTCTATTAAAAGTGGAACTGAATATGACTCGGGTGATTTCGACGTCCATTTTTTCTTGTTTAATACCTTGTAGAGTTTTTCGATTCTGGATTGAATTCCGCCGACATTTCTCGGTGGTTCGTGTTTTACAGCCCATTCGAACTGCATAGATTGTATTTTGTCTTGAAACCCGCTAATTATACATAAATGTTTCCATCCAGGTCCCTTACTTGTTGTATATTTTGCGCCCCCGCAAATCTCTCCATTATGTTTTCTGAGTCTTTGTAATGGATCCGGGGATACACCAGCATATGTAGATTGTTGATTATAAATAATATAAAAATACCAATTCTTGTTATTATTATCATTATCTACATTTTTAATATCGTTATCAATATCCATAATTAGTTATTTATTGAATATGTATATTTATTTATTTTTTTAATGAAAAGATAAATAAATAAAAAATAACATTATTTTTTACTTTTTTTAATTTTTATTATTAATTTTTAATTTTATTTTTTATTATTAATTTTTAATTTTATTTTTTATTATTATTTTATTTTTTATTATTAATTTTTAATTTTAATTTTTAATACAATTGTGTTTTACCCATAGTCCTCAACCAATCTATTTCTGATCTAAGTTTTGCTTCATACTCAAAATCACCTACTGGCCTGTAATTCATAAGCAATCTCCATTCAAATCCGTCTTCAAACTTGATTGCAACCTTTTGTTTTTTATTTCGAATATCTTTTTGAAATAACCACGTTTTTGTATTATCGTACCATTCAACATATACTTTGCAGCTAATTGTATCCGTATCTTTATCTAGTTTACTATGAACCTTGTGTATTTTTTTTACAATCATATGATGAGGATACCAACATAAAACTCTTGATAAATAATCAACAAAATAATTATTTATTTCTTCGTGTGTATATTTTTCAAAATATTTTGGAGTTATTCCAATGTCTGGAATATAAATAGACATACTCTTTGAAATGAGACCATCTATTATGCCGCCATATCCTATTGAAACATTCTTCTCTCTAATCCATTCATCATAACACACTCCGTTACGAGCCAAATAAAATGTATTATTGTCGATTCCGTAACCATATTTGTATCCACAGACTACTTTAAATTGTCCATCTTCATAGCCACAATTATAGTATTTAACGTCGTTTTCTCTTTCATAGTCGTATTCAACTTCATATGGTCCTGAATAAGAAGGCATTTTTGTAATAATATATGTAAAATAAATCAACAATAACAATTCAATTTTGTTTATAATTTATTTATGTTATAAATAATCGATAAAGTAGTAACAAATGAATGAACAGATTTATTTAGAAAGTTGGTTGGTTTATATTTAAATGAATTAAAAAAGATTATTATACAATTCGTTGCAATTCGCCACAATAAGTTATTATTAACAATAATTAATATTATTTATTATAATAATGTACGGTTATCAATTGGTTATAATATGGTTGGTAGTATGCATTTTACTATTTTATCCTGTATTTAAAGACTTTAATACATTATACAGGACAATCGGTTATTGGTGTGTAATAATGCTTTTCATTACTGTATTTGAGTTCATGCTACCATTTCATTTCGATATGATGTGTGAGAAAGGAAAATATTATAAAAAAAACAATTGTTGCTACTGGAGTGAACCGGATAAAAAAATAAGTGACATGTTTTCCCCAAAAATGTATATGGAATTGTATAGCGATTATTCTTTATCTGATTGTAAATATAGAAAAAATATAGGTCATGATGGATTTCATTTTGTAATGTTTGGAGAATTATGGCATGGATTGTTATCAGGTATATTTGCTATTTTATCGCTGTATTACCTATATACAAATAAAACAAGTAGGGAGTTTTTTCTTTCAATATTTACTCTTGGAGTGATACAATTGGTATTGATTCTATGGTATGTAAGTCCTGTTATATTAGAGTTATTTATTGAAAAATCTGGAAATCATTATAGTAAATGGTGGTTTCCTCCATTTCTATGGAACGTTCCGTGGTTTATTGTCCCGCCGTTATTGATACGAGAAGGTGCAACTGGATTACTGTCATAGAACACCAAGGTCAGTCATAGTTTAACAAAAAACAATAATTTATAAGTAAAACAATAATTTATAAGTAAAACAATAATTTATAAGTAAAACAATAATTTAT